AGTCTGGTCGTCAGCACGGCCAGCGGCACAGGTGATCGGCCCATCAGCGTGGCGGATGCCAAAGAGCATCTGCGGGTCGTGGACACGACCGAGGACGACGCCTACATCGGGGCGCTGATCGATGCGGCGACAACGTGGTGCGAGGACTACTGCGACCGCACCTTCGCCGACAAGACGTACACCGTGGCGTTCGATGACTTTTTCGGGACCCGCATTGAGCTTCCGCGCCCGCCAGTGCGATTGAACGCGACTGCCGCGAGCGCCACGGTGACTATCTCGTACGTGGACACGGGCGGTGCCACGCAGACACTCACGTGGGCGCAGTCTGGAACCCAGGAGTTCCGCCTAGACCGCGACCACGTGCCGGCTTTGATTTACCCGCTGTACCTGAGCGTGTGGCCAAGCGTGCGGCTCGACGACAAGAGCGTGCAGATCTCGTACTTGGCCGGCTACGGCGGGGCGACTGCGGTGCCGACCCCGGCCAAGCACGCCATCAAGATGCTCGTGGGCCACTGGTACGCGAACCGTGAGGCTGTCGGCAACGCCGGACAGAACGTGCCGATGGGCGTGGCGGCCCTGCTCGAGCCCCTCAAGTGGAAGCAGTACGCATGAGCATTGAAGGCCGGATCGCTGTTGAAGTGAGCTTTGCCGACTCGGCCACGAGTGGCGGCGTGCAGTCGCTCAAGAAAATCCAGCTGGCTGACACGACAGGATACACGGCAGGCAGGGCAGTGATTGTCACGGGGACGTGCGGCACAGCCAACGTAACGGTTGCCACGTCGCCTACGACGTTTCGCGACGCAAGCGGCGCGATTGTAGATTTCGACACTGACGCCGGCATCATTCAGCGTTTCGCGTTTTCGGCTACCGGCTCAATGGCGTCGTGCCAGAACCAGGCCGGCGCTCAGGCGTTTTCCTCTGGCGGCCGCGTCAGCGTGACTGACGCTGGCAGCATGCAGGCAGGCGAAGAGTTTGTTATTCGAACCGAGGCCAGCGGCACGTCGGCCTGGACGCTCGTCATCTACGGGACATGAGCCATGCTGAAATCCGGCATCATGGACCAGAAGGCGACGATTGAGACGCCCACCGAGGGCGTCAACAGCATCGGCGAGCCGACGTTCACCTACTCCACGTTTGCTACTCGGTGGATTGCCCTGCTGCCGCTGTCGGGGGCCGAGCGGGTGGCCAGCCTGCAGACCGAGGGCACCGTGACGCACCGAGTGCGACTGCGGTACACGCCGGGGCTTAAGCCCAAGATGCGGCTTGTGAGCGAGGGCCGCACGTTTGAGATCGACTCGGTCGTCGAGCGGGGCCGCCGCGAGGAGCATGAGCTGCTGGTCACGGAGAAGCTCGACTGATGGCCGTGCAGCTTGGAATGACAATCGACGGGGTAAAGGAAGTCCTGCAAGGCTTCGCCGCGCTGCCGGTCGGGCTGCAAAAGAAGTACCTCCGGGCCTCGGTAAACAAGGTCACGAAGCTACACGTCAAAACGGTCAAGTCGCTGGTGGCTCGCGGTCCTACCGGCAACCTTCGCCGGTCCGTTGGCGTGGTGACAGAGGCCAAGGTGAAAGGCCGCACGCAGACGGCTGTGCTGGGCTTCCGCCGGGGTGGCAAGGCGGGCGAGAACGGCACCCGGTCAGGCTTTCACGCCTGGTGGATTGAGAACGGCGTAAAGGTGCGGCGTCCCAAGAGCGCCAAGGTGCTAAACGTCCCGATGTCTCGGGCCAGCAAATACCCGTACCTAAAGGGCAAGGTGGCTACATCCAGCGACAACGGCGGCATCTTCTTCCGCCAAGTCAAAGGCTTCGCCGGCACGGGCAAGTTTGCGGCGTGGGCCGACGCCACGCTGCCCAGCATTCGAGACGCCCTGCAGACCGAGCTCGTTAGCGCTTTGGATAAGGCGACGGCCGAGGCCGCTAGGCGAGCCGCCAGAAAGGCGCAGGGCAAGTAATGCCAACCGTCACCCACATTGACGAGGCCCTGGTCCAGGTGCTGTCCGCCGACGCCGACATCGCCATGCAGGCCGGGAGCCGCATCTACCAGGTGCAGGCCCCGCAGGGCACGGCGTTCCCGTGCATCGTGTTCGCTCGCGAGACGCAGCTCAAAGACCCGTTTACGCACTCCCTCGGGCCGGGTTCGCTGATCCGGGCGACGTACACGTTTTCCTGCATCTCAACCACCCTGCTCGAGGTGCGAAACCTCGCGCGTGCCGTAAAGGCCGCCTTACAATACAAGCGGACCGACCGCATCCGGCTGGCTGTCGTGAGGAGTGACGACGACCAGCAGGAAATCGCCCCCAGCGGCGAGCAGCTGCCGGTCTATCGCACAGATCTTTCGGTCGAGGTTACATACGCAGAACCCTGAGCAAGGAGGCTCAGACTATGGCAGTAGACATCGGACAGGGCACCTTCGTTACGTTCGGCAGCATCGTCGGCAGCGCCGCGACCCACTACAAGGTCAACAGCGTCTCGCTCGGCGGCGTGAGCCGTGATGTGGTCGATGCCAGCCATCTGCTCACCACGGGCGGCAAGGTGTTTCTCGCCAGCGAGTACTACGACCCGGGCGAGCTGTCGCTGGAGATTCACCACGACCCGGCGCTCAACCCGGTCAACCTTCTTACCAACGTGGCGACCAACCAGGCCGTCAACATCTACTTTGCCAACGGCGGAACCGCCACGGCGCTGTGGAGTGCGTTTGGCTACGCATCGTCATTCGAGGCGTCGGCCCCGAAGGACGACATGATGACCGGCACGCTGACCATCAAGCTGTCGGGCAACATCGGCATCTAAGAGCAGGAGGCGCGGACTGTGGCTCTGACACGCGAGGAGATTCTGGCCAAGCGGAACGTGCGGCCTCGGGCACCTGTCGAGGTGCCGGGTTTGGGCACGGTGCATGTGGCCAAGTTCACCGCCCGGGACCGAGACCGGTTTGAGGAAATCGTCACCGGGGGCATCCCCGGCAAGGTGAACCTGCGGAACGTGCGGGCTCAGGTCGTGGCCCTGCTGGCCGTCAACGAGGACGGCACGCGGATGTTCACGGACAACGACGCCGACGCCATCGGCGAGTTGGACAGCGACAGCGTGCAGGCGATCGTGGACGCCGGGTTCAAGTTGAACGGGCTGAACACGGACGCCTTGGAGGACGCCGCAAAAAACTAGAAAGCCGGCCGGTGCTGCTGTTCCTGTACCGGCTGGCGTTGCAACTCGGCGAGTGGAACGTCGAAGGGCCAGGAGGATTGGCAGACCAGATCCCGTGGTGGCAGCTCGAGCGGTGGATGGCCGCCTTTCAGCTGATGCCGTGGGGCGACGAGTGGCTACGGGACGCGGTGCTCATGGCACAGAACTACAACAGCAACCGCCCCAAGGGTAAGCCGGCCATGCAGCCGCACGACTTCATGCCGGTTCCGAAGCGTGGCCAGACGCCGCAGGAGATGTTCCGCATTCTCCAGTCGGCCAAGAGGTGAGCCATGGCCGCCAAGAACTTCGGCCGCGTCAACGTCTCCATCACGGCCAGCACCGGCGGGCTCACCGCTGGGCTGGGCCGAGCCAGTAAGCAGCTGGGCGGATTCGCCGGGCAGGCTCAGGGCATCGGCGGCCGGCTGACTGCCATGGCCGCCGGCTTTGTCGGGGCTGGCCGCTCGGCCACGGTGGCGGCTATTGGCGTCAGGGCGTTGAGCGTGGCTGTTAAGTCGCTGCTCGCGCCGCTGCTGATCCTCACAAGCCTGGTCAGCATCTTTGCGGCTTTTGGCCGGGCGGCCAAAGAGCTGGAAGTTATTGATGATTTAAGCCAAGAACTTGGCGTTGCCAGCGGCGAACTTCAGGTACTCGGCAAGGTGGCAGAAGAAGCTGGTGCCAGCCAGGAGATGATGGTCGGCGGGCTGCGTCGTACGTCCCGGATGGTGGGTCAACTGGCAAGCGGCGCGCCAGGTGCAACCAAAGCGTTTGAGCGCTTAGGGTTGACGATGAACGACATGGCCGGTCTTTCAACCGCCCAGCAGTTTGAGCTTATCTCTCAAAGAATCGCTGCCCTGCCTCCGCACATGCAGGCTGCTGCTGCCATCGACATTTTTGGCCGGAGTGGCCAGGGCTTGTTGAACTTCATCCGCCAAGGCAGTACCGCCATTGGCGAGATGGATTCGTTAATGACAAACCTTGGCGTCAAGTTGCGAAACGACCAAGTTGCTGGCATTGCGCTCATGGGTGATGCCATGGGCAGGCTGAGCTTGGTGACGCAAGGTTTCATCAATCAGTTCTTAGCTGAGTTGGCTCCCGCGATTGCGACCGTTGCCAACCTGATTGTGAAGTTTTTTGCCGACAACACTAGCGGTTGGACCATCGCTCAAAGCCTGGCAGAGGGCTTCGCCTTGCGGCTGCGGCTGGTCGTGGGTGCTGTCACCGCCATCTACGGGGCGTTCCAAATCCTGTCTGCGTTCGCCGGGGTCTTTGTCCAGGGCCTCATCAAGGCATTTGAGGGCGTGACGTGGGCGATTCAAAACACCATCTCGGTGATGGCCGATGCCGCAGAGGCGTTGCCCGGCTTCGACGTTGGATTGGCATCCAGCTTGCGGGCCGCTGAGGGCAATATGGCGGGCCTGTCTTCTGCTGCCGGGAAAGAGGCGGCAGCGTGGGGCAAGGCCGCGGCCGACAGCTTAGGCAACGGCATTCAGAACCTTTCCAATCCGCTAGCGGCGTTCGATGCCGAGTTTGCTCGGGTGACTCAGCAGATGCAGAAAGCCGGAGCCGCAGCTGGCGTGGCGGCTGGCGAGACCGCGGGCAGCGCCATCGGCCCGGCTATCGCTGCGAGCACGCAGGCCCTGAAGGCCATCGTTGTCGGCACGGGTGAAGGCGAGGCGTTCCGCAACAGCATCATGCGCGGGGCCGACCCGCGGCTGGAGGGTGCCAAGGACCAGGCCCGCACGGCCGATGCAGCGGAGCAGTCGGCCGAGAGCCTCGAGGAGATTGAGTCCAGCCTGGCCGGCTTGGGTGGCGGCATCGGCCTCGCGACCATCTCGGTGTAACCATGGCACTTATCGACGCACGACTACTGCGAAGTCTGG